CTACAAAATTTATTCCGGTTTTAGAGAATGGAAAGCCAACTGGAAAGGTTGCTCTTCAATTGACAGAAGACTACGGTCCTAAAAAAGCTGGGACAATTTTAGCCACTGCCCCCTATACAACAAAACCCGCCGTGGGGATGAATCCAGTAGAAATATATGGTAGCGAAAGCCCCATTGGATCTAGCGGTAGAAATATACACTTTGGTAATGCAATCACTGAAGTTCATCCAAAGCCATCTAGATTAGGTGGTAAATTAGGTGTAGCTGCTGCTTTAGCTTCCGGGACTGGCGCAGCAAGTGCAGGGGAGTTAAGACAAGCTGCTGGAGATGTTGCGGAAAGTTTTCTACCACTTGGTTTGACACCACCCGGTTTGAACAAAAATGAAAATGAAGAGTTGGCAAAGCGTAGAAAAATGCCACCCACGATTGACAAGGCTCGTGGCGGCTCAATCAAAATGCCTGACGAATACTCTCAGGGCAACTGGAAACTTATTTAAGGATAAACAATGGCTACAAATATGGTCCCTTCACTGTCTCAGGCTCCACTGGGCTTAAGTGCATTGGAAGATATGGGTGATGAGCCCGTGATTGAGATTGAGATCGAAGATCCAGAAGGTGTTCGCATCGGGCTTGACGGCATGGAGATTGACCTGATGCCCGAGGAAGAGAGCGAGGACTTTGATGCTAACTTAGCAGAGGACATGGACAAAGCTGAGTTGGCTAAGGTAGCCAGCGACATTATTGAGATGGTAGATGCTGACATCAACTCTAGAAAAGAGTGGGTGGATATGTATGTCAAGGGTCTAGACGTTTTGGGGATGAAGTATGAAGAGCGTACTGAACCGTGGCTCGGTGCGTGCGGTGTTTTCTCAACGGTACTCACAGAGGCTGCTGTACGGTTCCAAAGCGAGACTATCATTGAAACGTTCCCTGCTCAGGGTCCGGTCAAAACCGAGATCGTCGGCGCAATTGATAAACTTAAAGAGCAGGCGGCGGAGCGTGTCAGGGATGACATGAACTACCAGCTCACTGAGGTGATGACTGAGTATCGCCCTGAGCATGAGCGCATGTTGTACAACCTTGGACTGGCCGGTGCTGCGTTCAAGAAGGTCTACTTCGACCCGTCGCTTGATCGTCAGGTGGCGATGTTTATCCCTGCTGAAGACATCATTATTCCATATGGTGCATCAAGTGCAGCCACTGCGGAGCGGCTGACCCATGTGATGCGTAAGACCAAGAACGAGTTGAAGAAACTGCAGGTTGCGGGCTTCTACGTTGATGAAGATTTAGGTGAGCCGGTTGCGATACACACAGACGTAGAGAAGAAGAAAGCCGAAGACCAAGGTTACTCGCTGACAGATGATGATCGCTATCAGATTCTTGAAGTGCACATTGACTACGACCTGCCCGGTTATGAAGATGAAGATGGTATCGCTCTGCCGTATATCATCACAATTGAGCGCGGCACTAATACAGTGCTTGCCATCAGACGTAACTGGAACGAAGACGACAAGCGCAAACTAAAACGTCAGCACTTCGTGCAGTACACATATGTCCCCGGCTTCGGTGCTTATGGTCTTGGCTTAATCCACTTGATCGGTGGTTATGCCCGTGCGGGCACTTCTCTGATCCGTCAACTAATTGACGCTGGTACGTTGGCTAACTTGCCCGGTGGTTTGAAGACTCGTGGCTTGCGTATCAAGGATGACGATACCCCGATCAATCCCGGCGAGTTCCGTGATGTAGACGTACCAAGCGGTTCAGTGCGTGACAACATCATGGCGCTGCCATACAAAGAACCATCGCAAGTTCTTGCTGGTCTGTTAGACAGAGTGACTGAAGAAGGTCGTCGTCTGGGTTCAATCGCTGATATGAACATCAGTGATATGTCTGCTAATGCGCCGGTGGGTACAACACTTGCCTTGCTTGAGAGACAGCTCAAGACAATGTCTGCGGTCCAAGCCCGTGTTCACTTCAGCATGAAGCAAGAGTTCCAGTTGCTGCGTGACATCATCCGTGATCACACACCAGATGAGTACAGCTTCGACCCAGTTGAGGGGGATAGAAAAGCGAAGCAGGCTGACTACGACTTGGTGTCGGTCATACCAGTCAGCGATCCCAACAGCGCGACGATGGCTCAGCGCATCATGCAGTATCAGGCTGTGATTCAGCTGGCTCAAGGCGCTCCGCAGATTTATGACTTGCCCCAGTTGCACCGCCAGATGATCGAGGTGCTGGGCATCAAGAATGCGGATAAGTTAGTGCCGGTAGATGATGACCAGACACCGCGTGATCCAGTGTCTGAGAACATGTCGTTCTTGACTGGCAAACCCACGAGGGCGTTTATACATCAGGACCATGATGCACACATTGCTGTTCACACCAGCATGATGCAGGACCCCATGATCATGGGTCAGATTGGTCAGAGTCCGATGGCTCAGCAGATGCAGGGTGCGATCATGGCCCACGTTGCAGAACACTTGGCGTTCCAGTACCGCCAGAAAGTTCAGGAGCAGTTGGGTGCAACATTGCCAGCACCAGATGCACAGCTTGATAACAACGTTGAAGTGCAGGTGTCCAAGCTTGTGGCACAAGCGTCTGTTCAACTCCTTGCGATGGATAAAGCCAAGGCAGCTCAGCAGCAAGCGATGCAGCAGGCCCAAGATCCGATCATTCAGATGCAACAAGCTGAACTTCAGATCAAGAAACAAGAAGCTGATATCAAAGCGCTCAAGGTCAAAGGTGACTTGCAGCTCAAGGCTGAAGAGTTGTCACTCAAGGCGCAAGAGAGCGCGGCTCGCACTGGTGAAGATCCACAAATGGCCGCGATGCGACTACAGCAAGAGATTGCTCAAGCGCAAGAGTTACATGCTCTGGAGATGGCGGCTAAGCAGATGGAGTTGCAGCAAGCGCAGGCTCAACAGCAGCAAGCCATGCAGCAGCAACAAGCTCAAGTTCAGCAGAAGATGGCCCACGGCGGGCAAGTCCATGAACAGAAAATGAAGCATGCTGATCTAGACAGAATTCAACGGTTATTACAAGGTAATAAGGAGTAATCATGGCTAACTTGCTTGAGGTGTTAAACAAAAAACTTGACGAGCATGTCAAGCAGTTGGTCGATGTTGTTAGTGGTGGTGGAGCTAAATCCCACGACCACTACAAAGAACTGTGCGGGACTATCCGAGGTCTGCAAACCGCGCAGTATGAACTTGCTGACCTCGTGCGAAAAACTAAGGAATATGAAGATGAATGACTTTGATGTTAGTGCGGTTGATCTCAGTGGTGTGCTCAATACCAACGCTGAAGAAAAAGCCAAACAAGTGCCGGACCCAGCGACGTACCACTTACTGTGTATGTTGCCCAAGGCAGAAGAAGAGTTAGGTGAATCTGGTTTGTTATACAAAACAGCCACCATGATGCACCACGAGGAGCTTCTCTCCCCCGTGTTGTTTGTTGCAAAGATCGGCCCTGATGCGTTCAAAGATCCGGCCCGATTCCCATCTGGCCCGAGCTGCAAGGTAGGTGACTTTGTGTTAGTGCGTCCTAACACGGGAACCCGCATGAAGATTCATGGTACAGAGTGGCGACTCATCAACGATGATTCCGTTCAAGCCGTTGTGCAAGACCCTCGTGGTATCCAGCGTCCAACTTAAGGAGTAAATCATGGCTACAGAAGAATTTAAATTTCCCGACGAAGTTGAAAGCAAAAAGGTTGAGGAAAAGGTTGACTTTGAGGTTGAAGGCGAAGGTACGCCCGAGATTGAAGTCGTAGATGACACCCCTGCTGAAGACCGTGGCCGCAAGCCCATGGCTGAGCCTCCCAAAGAGGTAACAGACGAAGAGTTGGCCAAATACGACGAGAGCGTACAAAAGCGTATCAAGCACTTTACTAAGGGCTATCACGAAGAGCGTCGCGCAAAAGAGACAGCTGAACGTGAGAAAGAAGAGGCTTTTAAGCTTGCTCAGGCAGTGCTTGAGGAGAACAAAAGACTCAAAGGTTCTGTTAATCAGAATCAAACAGCTCTTTTGGAGCAGGCCAAACGCGTAGTCTCTAACGAAGTCGAGACCGCTAAGCGCATGTACAAAGAAGCTTACGAATCTGGGGATTCTGATAAGTTAGTTGAGGCTCAAGAAGCACTCACTATCGCAAAGATCCGTGCGGATAAAGTAAATAATTTCAAACCTACCCCTTTACAGGAAGAAGAAACTCCTGTACAAATCAATCAACAGCCCACCAGAGCTGCTCCTGTTGATGAAAAACTACTTGCATGGCAAGACCAAAATCAGTGGTTTGGAAGCAACAAGAGAATGACGGCCTATGCCCTAGGCTTGCATGAAGACTTGGTGAGCGAAGGAATACCAAGTGGCAGCGATGAATACTATCGACGTATTAACGCTGACATTAGGGAAAGATTCTCGGATCAGTTTGGAGCCGAAGAGTCCGTTGATGCGAAACCTCAACGCACTAAATCCAACGTTGTTGCACCTGCAACCCGTAGCACAGCGCCTAAAAAAATCGTGCTTACGCAGACACAGGTGAATCTCGCCAAGCGGTTGGGAGTTCCACTGGAACTGTACGCCCGTAAGGTTGCTGAAGAAATGAGGAAATGAAAATGGAAAAATCTAACCGTATGACTCGTGAACTTGATACCCGCGAAAGTGTGGAGCGCCCAAAACAGTGGATGCCCCCACAACTTCTGCCAGATCCCAAACCGGAAGCTGGCTATGCGTATCGCTGGATCAGGATTGCATCGTTGGGTAAAGACGACGCCACTAACATTTCTGGAAAGTTACGCGAAGGCTGGGAACCTGTTAGGGCTTCTGACCACCCTGAGATTCGCATGTTTGGTTCTAGCAGTAACGCGAGATTCCCAGACAGCGTTGAAGTGGGCGGTTTGCTGCTTTGCAAAACACCTGTGGAATTTACTGAACAACGCAATTCGTACTATCGCAATCAAGCGGAAGCACAAATGCAGTCAGTGGACAACACTTACATGCGCGAAAATGATCCGAGGATGCCTATGTTCAAAGAACGTAAGTCCACGGTCACTTTCGGAAAAGGTACTTAATTTTTTTGGAGACTTAAATGTCAATGACCAATACCCCCTATGGCCTAAAAGCCATTAACCGTAACGACGGCATGCCCTATGCTGGCGCTACGAGTCAGTTCCTAATCGACCCCGCTGGTGAAGCGACTAACTTGTTTTTTGGACAAGTAGTTATCATTGGCGCTGACGGTTATATCGCTCTGTCTACCGCTACCGGCGCAGACTTAAC